GTTATGTGCTTTATGTACATATTTGTTTATTTCTTGCGTTAAAATAAACCAGTGTAAATATATATATATTTGTTTGTAATAAGTTTTTGTTTCACAGGAAAATTAGTATTATCTTCCGATGTATTAATTTTGTGTTGTGTAACATTTTGTCCTTGTATCCTGTCTGTATGGATACCACATCGTGTCACTTGTCATACTCCCGAAATAAAAACTTTATTTTATCCGGGTTTAATGGTTGAAATACATTATGTGATGATCGTGCAGCAGTTGATTTGGTTATCTAGGTGTTTCAATGATGAAACCTGACAATTTCCAGACAACTTATTTTGTATATTTAGTCTTTTGTATGTTTTAAATACCCATAAAAATGAGTATAAGGGACTAGCTGCCCCCTTTTTGGGACTTCATTGTCCCGTACGCCCGTCAGCGTACTAAAATTTAAATTGACACCCCTTTATATCAACTTATTCCATGTAACCCTTTGTTACATTAAAGTCCCCTTAGGATATTTTTAACTAAATTCACCTTTTGAATTTTCCTACATACATAACCCACATTTCAATTTTAAAACTCTCCTTTCACCACACCTTATGTGGTGAACTATCTGAAAACTATCTTCTGTAGGATGTTTCTAAATTGCAGTGGGCCCTGTGCCAATAGGTTTCACCCAGTTACCTATTTCCTTGATTGGATTTGAAGGGCAGAGAACATTTGGTTTTTGATTTTACCTTGAGGCCCATAAACTTTGTCTTATTAGTGACCTATCGTAGCTTTAAGCGTAGATATGGTGCACGTTTGCGAGAGCCATTTATGGTGATTATTGTAAAGTCTTAAATTTCGAGAAGATCCCTTCTCCCCCCTGATTATGTATTCCACTAGTGCGCGTGGAATATACACTGAATAATTTTGATATCCTATGCAACAAATTAGATATGTGAATGAAGAATATATACTTTAACTCCCCTTAGAGCGTTGCATATTTAAGGCATGTTGTGCTAATCGCGCCCCAAAAGCATAACATCCGGCGGTGGAACCCCCTGCTCCTTTAATTTACCATGAGTTCATTACGTGTGAGAAATATTGGAGTTCCGTCGAGCACATCTAGCGGTGTTGTTGCCGCACACACTTTTGAGGCATTGCCTCTTGAATTGAGAGAGATTATTTTTTCTTTCTTAAATAACTCACAATTACTTTACAAATGTGAGTATATGGCCCTTAGCCATGCACTACAATTCAATCTGATAATAGGATCCCCCCAGAATATTGTTGATTGGGTTGGGGAACTTGTGATAATGGATTTAAATAGATCCTTATTTTTTGTTTCCATTAACTGTGTGCAAGATAATGGTGATTATTGCCAATACACCACATACTTGGACACAGAATTAGTTCTCCGAAGATTAGAAGAATTACGGAGACGTATCGTAGATACTCGGTTCAAGCTTCGATTGTTTGGGCCAGCGTTTTCTAGTGATAACGCAGGAGATGGTCCCCAAGATTGGGGCCCATTCAAAATAGATAATGATGAGATTTCTAGATCTAAGATTTACTCATTGGCTCCTGGCCGTGTGGCCGCTCTGCGGTCCACTCGGCAGACAATAGGATATGTTGTCAATAGTGATGGTATACATATATTATTGCGACATGTTAAGTTTCTAAATCGTTTGGGAGATATACACTTGAAAGTGAATGCTCGTGTAATTATACTTCCAAGATCTAATTTCAAAACTATTATACATGGAGATTGTGTGAGAGCCTGGCGCCTTGGCGTTGGGGGCTCAACGTACATTCGACATGCAGGAGGGTATACTTTGGCTATGGTTTATAAGCCAAATCCTACTACACTTCGATTGTATGCATTCGAGATGCAATATGTAGATTACGCAGTGTCATGGTTGAAATTCAACAATGATGTCAAGGTTGAAGTTTATGAAATTTCCCCTGCAACGGTGGTAGCGTGTCGCCAGCAACAGTCTGATTCGCGAGATTATATGGTTAAGTTAATTGAAGATATCATGGTTCTTGTTTACACATTATCTAAGTGCGAAAACATGGCTG